CGCGGACAGCCGACGCCGCTTCGTGCTGCGCCGCTTGTTCGACGTGTGCCGACGACGGCTCACCCGGCGCTTGCGGTTCGCGGACAGCCGGCGACGCTTCACCGTGCGGCGCTTGTTCGACGTGTGCTTCCGTCGCACGACCCGCCGACGCGGGTTCGCGGACAGACGCCGACGCTTCACCGTGCGGCGCTTGGTGGTCGTGGTGGCCACCGTGGTCTTGCGACGACGGGGGCTCTTCCGGCGGGAGTGGCCGAGGCGAGCAGCCGTCGAATGCCGACGAGGCTCTCCCGGCCAGGTGTTGGCGCGATGCCGATTGGTCCGATGGATGGCCTTGCGGATGCGCGAGCGCGCAGCTGCAATCCTGCTTGCGTGGGTCATTCTGGCTCCGTTGGGTTGCTGTTGCTGTGCCTCGCGCATTCGGTGCGCGAACTTTGTGCGGTCCGCCCGAGTCAGCTCGTGCGCCCGCTGGATCCGTGCCTCCCGGGAGAGGCCGTTCATCGCCTGCTTGGCGGACCGGTAGGAGCCGCGGCCGTTGATCGCCGCGATGGCGGTCACTCCGCCGTTCCGGTTCATGCGCTTCGGAGAGGGAGAGCCGGCGCGGCTTCGCGGGGGATTCGCGTAGCCGTAGCTCTTCACGTCCTTGGGCGTGATCCGAAACGCTTTACCAATCACTCCGGCCATCTTCGGGCATTCCTCCGCGCTCTCGCGGGTGACGCCCAGCGGACCGAAGCCACTGAGTTACCTGTACGGTGAAGCCATAAAAGCAGGCTCAACCCGAACGGTCAACGAATCTGCAACAAAAAAGAACAGGGGCCGCCCGAGGGATCTCCCCGAGCGGCCCCGACCCGGCCGCCGAAGCAGAACGGGGGGGGGCTACTTGCGCAGCACCAGCCAGCCGATGGCGAGCGCCGCCGCTCCGGCGATCAGCCAGGTCGTGCGGTTGGTCGAGGCGACCTCCGGGTTCATCGCCGCTTCGTTCGGAGCGATCACCATCGGGCTGTCGGGCATCGGCGGGGGAGGGATCGGAGCGCTCCCGCTCATCACGATGCGCTGGCAGTCCGCGAGCACTTCCTTGGAAGCGGCCGTTTTCAGGCTCGCGCGCTTCGCGTTGACGCACATCCGGAACGCCGCGGCTTGCGTCTCGGTCATCGCTCGCGTGTACCCCATGGTCCAGTAAATGTCGTGCAGCACCGGAGGCGCCGTCGCGCCGAGCCCGGCAAAGCCCACCGACGGGGGACCGAGCGGAGGCAGTCTGCGGGGCGTTGCGTAGGTGACGTAGGCCATGGGGGTGAGTCCTTCCAAGCAATCGTGCGCGTACCAGCCAGGAGTCGTCAACTTTTCCGCTTGCGACGAGTCAGCCACCACGTGGCTCCGACCGCGGCGACCGCGGTACCAGCCCAGAGCAGCGTGCGCGAGGACTCCCGCGCGGCGGCCTGTTTAGCGGCTAGCGCGGCGGCCTGTTTAGCGGCTAGCGCCGCAGCGTACGCCACCAGGTCCGCATTTCGCTTTGCTTCGACCGCCTTCGCGTACGCCACCAGGTCGGCGTTCTGCTGCGCGCACGTGGGCTTCTTGCCGCAGCTCGCCAGCTTCGCGCAGAACGCCTTCCATACCTCCGGCGATACGTTCTTCGGGACTCCGGATGTGCTGCAAAGGGCCCCGACCAGGGCTGTCTCGTTCTCCCAGCATCCTTTCGGCGCAAGCTGCGCGCACGTCATCGCCGAAGCGAGATAGATGATTTGGTTTGGTGTAGGGATCCTACCTTTGACCCCTCGAACAACAGCAGCGGTGATCACCGCCATCGATGCCCGCTCAAGCTCATCGATCCACCAAAACGACTGCTCTTTGAACCCCTTCTCGATCTCGACCTTCTTCGCCAGGTCGTTGACGCCGATCCTCGCGATGTACGGTGGCAGGTAATCGAGGTGCCACTCGAACTTCCCCTGCACCGGCATACCAGGAGTACCTGAGTCGCACAGGTAGCTGACGTAGTCGCGACCCTGCAGACGCCAGGCAGTGTACTCGTCCAGAGGCAGACCAGCGTCTCGGAGTTGCGACAACGCCCACTCGATGTCGTACACGCCCGGAGCGATCTCGCTCAGAGATGTCACCATGGACGCCAGTACGCTCTTCAGCGCGGTGAAGCGCATGCAGTCCAGCGTCTGGTTCGCGTAGTAGAGGTCCCAGTACTCCTTCTGGAGAGGAGTCATCTGCGCGTAGCTCGCCACGTACTCCGCTGCGCTGATTCTGATCGGCGGCTTCGGCTTCTTTCCGCCGAACAATTTCACGAAGAATTTTCCGACCGACTTGATCCCATCTTTGACGGGGCCGTACAGCTCGCCTGCGAGCCAGGCACAGGCTGGAGCAGCAGCAGCGCCGACACCGGTAGCCGCGCATCCAGCGGCTGCGCCGGCCTGCGCCGCCGACTTCATGTACTTGTCCGTCTCGGCCTCGATCGTCTTCTCGGCGGCCTTGAGGGGGTCCTTCAACTCTTTCTTGTAAGAGTTGTACGACTCCTTTGTTGCCTGGAAATCCGCATCCGGAGCGGAAGCGGCGTCAGCGCCAAGCGCGGACAGTCTGTGGACCGAAACGTACGCCACGCGCTCACCCTACGATTCCGTCTTTTTCGACGTCCAGGATCTCTCCCGTGATGATGCAGCACGGGCCTTCGGTCTCCGTGTAGACGAACAGGAACGTCTTGCCCGTGCCCGGATGCACACCGGCGCCCAGCATCGCCTTCGCGATGTCGACCTGGTAGTGCACGGGCTCGCCCCGACAGTAGAGCGTCGCCTGGATGCCGAGGATCGGCGCCAGCTCGGCGAAGCGCTTCGGGAGCGGCCCGTCCAGGTCGACGACCTCGCCGCGGTCCACCGCCAGCCTGTCTTCGGTCTGATGGTAGTCGCGCAGGAACGAATCGCGCACCAGGAGCTGCTGCGGCCCCTCGGCGCGGTGCTTGTAGTCGATGAAGTGGTCGCGGCGCTTCTGCCACTTCTCGCTGGCGTACATCACGGCGTTGCACTCACCCACGCGCCGCATCGTGTGCGGCCAGTTCCAGCGAAGATCGGTCTCCTTCTCGATTGGGCGGTCCATGAACGCCTCGCGGATCCGCTTCGCGGACTCGAACGAGCCGTCATCGTGCGTCGGGGCGACCACCCCTGTCACGCGGGAGTGACCGGAATGGCCCCGGTTCGGGACGTAGTCGTACCGCCTCATGCGGACCCCGTCCGGCTCTGCCACCAGCGCCAGCCGAGCGCATAGAGAGGGACGAGCACCGCGCCGCGCGCGGCGTACGTCTGCACGCGCTTGCCACGGATGAGCGCGAGCCCCGCGCCCGCGACAGCGCCCACGCCCAAGGCGGTCACCAGCCCGAACGGCGTCGTCGCGTCGAACGTGTAGCCGAGCCCGGTCAGTCCCGCTCGTGACATCGGCAAGATCGAGCCGCGCGCGATCGGTCCTGAGCCCACGGAGCGGAGAGCGCCCCCGGGCGTGCGGCCGATGTCGGTGCTCGCGACGCCCAGCGAAGTCCCCACGCCGAGCTTGGGCGTGGGCAGATCGTCGCCCATGCCGAGCCGTTCGGCTGACTCGAAATAGTCGTAGCCGCCCTTGTCCGGTCGCCAGCGGGAGTAAATCACGACTTCTTAGTCCACCTTCCAACCACGATGCCTGCGCCAAACAGTACCACGGTCCAGAGAATCATCGCCGTTCGCACCTGAGATTGATCGATGCTGCCGAGCGCCACGACCAGCTGCCCTCCCGGGGCTTGTGAGGGAGAGGGCGGGCGGGCGGGCGGGCGGGCGCAAGACTCATGCCGTGCATGAGCCGTTCCTCGCCAGGCACACCTTTGCGGAGTGCACCTGTGCAAACATCTTGACGAACTGCGCCGTCCCCTTCCACCACCCGAACTTCGCGTGCTTGTCGTAGATGTTCACGCCGGTCAGCGGGACGAGGCAGACGGTCGAGCCGAGCTTTCCGGCCGTGTGGTTGATCGCCACCTCGATGCTGTAGCCATTCCAGCAGTCCCACGGGACCTGCGCCAGCACGTCGCGGCGCACGACACGCTCGCCCGTGATGATCGGGGTCGCCCACTGCAGCAGGTTCCGCATCGCGCCGTAATCACGGAGCCCGCAGACCATGCCGTATCCCTGACGCGCTACGGAACAGAGCAGGCGAACGTGCTCGGGGCCGAAGTCTTTCAGATCCGCATCGACGAACAGGATCGCGTCCGCAGACGGACAGGAGTCGACCGCGGCCTTCATCGCCTGGCCCTTCCCCCGGTTGGGGGACAACCGAAGCACCTCCGCGCCCGCACGCTCTGCGACGAGCGCGGTGCCGTCAGTAGAACCGTCGTCTACTACCAGCGTGCGGCGGACCGCGCCCGATGCCAGCACCGCGCGCACCACTGCCTGGATGCGCGGTGCCTCGTTGTGAGCGGGGATGATCGCGTCGATGATCATGGGGCTCACCCGCCGGTCGGCCGCTTCTTCTTCCAGTCCCGGTACGACCGCGCCGCGGCCCAGAGCCCGTACCCGGCGAGCGTGGCGTACAGCCAGCGCGGGATCTGGTTTCCGGCCGTGGTCAGATCGCGCCGGAAGTGGCTCGGCTCCTCACCAGTCGCCACGAACTGGGCGATTGGGAGCGGGAGCATCGACACCGGGGGAAGTGTCGGGACGGTGGCGGGGAGCGTGGCGGCCATGGGGGGCTCACTTCCGGAGATGATCGCCCCAGAGCCCGAGCGCGATCGACCCCAGGATGAACACAACGATCATGGTCTTCTGCCCGCCGGTCATCGCGGCCTCACTCACCTCCGGGCCGCGGAGCGCGCCGGACTGGTAGTACCCCGCGCGGTACGGCGCGCGGTAGTCGTGCACGGAGTGGTAGCTCCGTCCGCGGGGCCAGTGCGTGGACACGTCCCCGATGCCCGCGAAGCTAATGTTCGCGGTGTCGAACGGGGCACGAAAGTGAGCGGTGTCGGTGTAGATGCGGTTCATTCGGACAGCACTCCAATCGCGTCATCGACCTGTGCAGCGAACTTCTTGGTCAGCACGCCCACGCCGTGGAGGTAGGACGTGTCCCACTCTTTCCACGCATCCATGATGTCCTCGGCGTCTTTCCGGGACTGCTCGGCAGCGCTGCGCAGGCTGACGATCGCCTCACGGCAATCGGTCGCCGCGATGGCGAGGATCTCTTCTGCCTGGTCGCGCGTCATCCGATGAGGCCCTTCTTCTTCGCGTACCATACCCCGCCCACCGCAGCGGCGGCCAGTAACCCGACACCGAGAGCGCCCATGCCGGCCTGTCTCACCGGGGGAAGCGGCTGCGGCGAAGCCACCGGGCCCGCTTTCTTCGTGGGCGGCGTCATCTTCGGGCACGAGAGCGCGACGGCATAGGCGTTCGGGCACGAGCGCGTCGTCCCGGGATCGAACCGGCCGCCGAGCGCGAACAGCGCGCCGCAGGTCGCGGCGTCCCACGTGCCGGTGATCGGGATCGGCTTGTAGCCGGCGCGGTCGAGCGCCTGGTTCAGCTGGTCCTGGATCAGCATGACCTCGTCCCAGGTCTTGCCGTAGTCGATCACGCACTCGCCCGAGGCATTCAGCGGGGGCAGGCGCGGATCGCGCTTCGGCGGGGTGACTGCCGGGGGCTTCACCACCACCGGTGTCGCGGCGGGGAGCTTCTCGGGCAGCACCAGGACGATCTTCGAGCAGGCGGACTTGATCGTGGTGGCCACGAGCAGGCTCGCCAGCGCGGCCGACACCTTGAGCCGGCCCGCGTTCACGTCGACGAGCGTCGCAGACGCGGCGCCGCAGGTGAGCCCGGTCAGCTTCCCGTCTTCCGGTACCGGCTTGAATCGCCCGGGCACCAGGACCTCGCCGTTCAGGAGCTTCTGGAGCAGCAGCACGTCGGTCGCCGTCGGGGCCGCGACCGCGGCGGGGGCGACCGTGATCTTGCTCGGGGCCGTCCAGGGGTAGAGCGGATCGCAACCGATCGGCAGCGCGGCCTTGTTGAGCAGGGCCGCGAGCGGCGCGCTCACCGCGAGCTTGCCGGCCTTGATGTTGCTGATCACGTAGTTCGCGGCGCCGCAGGTCGTCTTGCTGAGCTTGCCGTCAGTGGGCAGCAGACCCATCCCGCCCGGGCCGAGCACCTCCGCGTTCAGGCCCGCCTGGATGGCCAGAACATCAGTCGTAGTCAGCACCGCTGGGGGCGAGACGGGAGGCGGAGCAGACTGTGCCGCGATGATTGCGCGGCAGGCAGTCACCGCCGCCGGGAAGTACTGCGCAAACACGAGCGCAAAATCATCGGCCGGTTCCGGGTCGGACGGAGCCGCCACGTACGAGCGCTGGAATGCGTCGAGGCCCACGCAAGTGCCCCGGTCGAACACGCCGGTCTCGGCGACCTTCGGCAGGCCGCGGGCGGCCAGCTCGGCATTCAGCATCTGCTGCCAGCGGCGCGCTTCCGCGCTCGGGACGCCCACCGGAAACGGTAGCGTGGTCGCCGGCTGAGGTGGCGGGCAGGTCGGCACGACGGGGGCCTTGGTGACGTAGCCGCAGCCCGCGGCGAAGTTCTTGCCGTACGCGGCCAGTAGGCTGGTCAGCTCGGGGCCGATCTTGCCCTTCGATGCCCACGCGAGCGCGCCGCACACGCTCGGCCCGATCAGACCGTCGACGCCGAGCTTCGTCGTGCACCCGGCGCGCACCAGCTCGACGTTCATCAGCTCCTGGAGCTTCTTGACCCGCGCGTCGACCCACCACTGGCCCGGCACGCCCGCGGGCAGGCTCCCGCCCGTGCTCGCGGTAGGCGTGCTGGTCCGGTCCCACGTGATCACGGGTTCCAGGTTGTCCAGCCACGCAGTCAGATCGGTGTCCCCCAGGGGGCGACCGCGCTTGCTGCCGTTGAAGACGCCGAGGCTCATGTCAGTGCTTCTTCCTGGCCAGGAGCGCCTGCGTCAGACCGCGCACGTTGAGCAGGTACGCGAGGCCGCCGACGACCGTGATACCGATCCCCCACTTCGCCCACGTGGGCAACTGGTTCAAGAACGAATCATCGGTCTCCGGAAACTCGCCCTTCGAGGTGATGCGCTTGGTCTTGCCGAACATTTCTTCGGTGGTGAGCCCGGTGCGCTTGACGGTGTCCGCGGCCTGCTGTTCTGCAGCCGTTGTGGCGTTGGCCGCCAGGAAGGCGTTGCGCCTGTTGCGAGCGGCGTCGTACGTGTTCGTACTGTAGTTGCGGTCGTACCAGCTGAGCGCGTCGTACCAGCGAAGCCAGTCGTTGTGGAGCTTCTCCGCCGCGCTCGTCTTGAACGGCGTGTTCATCATGAAGCGATTGATCGCGTCCATGTCCTCGCCCTGGTCTCCCAGCGCGAGCCCAGCAGCTCCGGTCGCAACGTAGGCCATGACTCAGATCCACTTCGCTTTCTTGGCGACGAAGAACCCGACGACCGCGAGCACGCCCCCGCCGATCGCGTACTTGGTCGAGGCGCTCATGCCGGCCTGGTATTCGACCGGCGGCGGCACGACGGGGCCCACCGGGGGGACGTACGGCGCGACTGATCCGCCCCCGCCGCCCGCACCGACCTTGACCGGGGCCGACAGCGTCTTGCCGGCGCACACGCCCTGGTACGTGGTCGCCATCACCGCGAGGTTTGCGTCGATGGCCGCCTGGGCCGTGGTGCCGGCAGCGAGCCCGCGGCCCGTCGCCTTGTACCAGGCGATGGCGCCGCAGGTCTTGCCGCCGAGCGCGCCATCAGGCGAGCCCAGCTCCTGGTAGCCAGCGGCCTTGAGCACACGATTCAGGTAAGCCTGCAGCTCCCTCACTCGGGAGTCGTCCTTCTTCAGGCCAGGCACGGTGGGCTGTGCCGGCGGCGCGGCCGTGGTTGCGTCGCGCACCAGCTCAGTCGTGTTCACGAACGCGGGCAGCGAGTAGTCATCCCCGAGCCCTGCCTGCGGACCGAACACACCGCCGCCGTTGCGCGGAGCGCCGAACACGCCGCGGTTCGTCTGCCACAGCAACTCACCGAGCCCGTGCAGGCCGGGATTCCCGTCGTTCAGGTCTGACGGCTTGAACACCGACTGCACCGACTGCTGCCACGGGTATCCGAAGACGGGGCGCGTCCAGATGCCACCATGGAACCGAGTCGGCCACGGGTGGACGTGCGTGTCGTAGGGGTTGGGTACTCCGAAGGCCATGATGTCTCTTTCTCGATTCAGTGCGCTGCCGCGAGCAGGTCATCCAGATCCCCGTCGTCGATCATCCGGGCGAGCGAGGTGTACGCCTCGTAGTAGTCCGGCTCGTTCGCCATCCACGCTCCGTGCGCGCGAGTTTTGCACCAGATGGCCGGGTTCTTGTAGGTGAGCACCTTGGCCACGAAGTCGGCGCCGAGTCGGCGTTCCACGCCCGCGAGGTCGAGCATCTCGCGCCAGTTGGGCTCGTGCCCGGAGCCGGCCCACTCGGCGGATTGACCGGCCGCATCGTGCGAGCGGGACACGTGACCGACCTGCACAAGCTCATCCCCACGCTGCTCGAAGATGATGCCCGACGTGTAGCCCTGGACGTGAGCGTCGTCGCGGATTGCCTCAAGCGCCGCTTGCTTCGTCGGGTACCCGCGCGTTGGCCCGATCGTCGTGTGCGTTCCGCCACGACCCACGCGGTCGACGTAGAACTGCCCACTGGTCCCGTGGACGTGCACGGCGTAGTCGTTCGCGGATGCGCTGGACTCATGATAGATGCCGCGCGCGTTCTGGCGATGCGCAGACCGCTCGATCGCGCCGTAGCCCTCGACGCCGCGCACCGACGACACGGCCCTGGCTTCCGGGAACTCCGCCATCACGGCGCGGATCTGCCCGCTCGTAGTGCGGCTCGGAGATTCGATCTTGTCGAGCACCACCACCTGGCCACCGATGCGGCTCGCGATCGGGAGCCCGTAGGACCAGACCGTCTGCCCGTCCGTGTGGCACGTGTCCTCCCGGTGCGGGCGCCCCGAGCGGAATGCGCTGATCACCTTGGTAATGTTCTGTCGCGCGTTCGCTTCCATGTGACCGTGGTCCTTGTCGCCGATCCCAAACGAAAAATTCCCGTCGAGGCTGAGGTGCGGGTTTGGTTCCAGACCGGACTCTGCCTGCGCGTACGCCTCATCGTACTCGCGCATCGCCGCTTCGTAGATCCGGCGACCAGCCATGTACTCGTCATCACCGATTCGCTGCGCGCGGTAGTCAGCCTGCACCGCGGTGAACGCTCGGATGGCGGCGCCCGACTTCTCCATCGCCGCGTCGTACGCGCTGCCGTTCGGGCGCATGGCGGCGATGTTACGCTGCTCCTCGTCGTACTCACGGTCCCACTGCTCCGACCAATCGGACGGCAGAGTCATCGCCCGACTGGCGCGCTCGTAGAACAGCGCCTTCTTTTCTTCCCGCGATCGGGCCAGAGTCGGCCTGTAGTGCTCACTCCGTATCCTTCGGCCGCGCGCGTTCGCCACCATGCCGCTCATCCCTCTGTGCTTCGCTCGGTACGCCAGGTAAGCGCTCGGCTCCGACGCCGCCCCTTCGGCCGCTGACTTGTACCCGTGGTAGTAGTCCGTCCCGTCTTCGCGCTTCGTGACCGGCGGCTTCACGCCCCGCTCGCTCACGCAAAGCTGGCGCGTACGACCAGCGGAGCGGTCGGTGCCTCCAGCAGCGAACCCCTCCGCGAACGAGCCCTGCCCGTGGCCCCGGTTGCCGGCATGCCGACCGTTGAGTGAGTGGTGGGACGCGAGCCCCGCGTGCATCTGCGCGTCATCGACGAGCGCGGCGAGTGCCGGACCATCCCACTGGTCGGCGTCCCCGTTCACGTAGTCGATGTCGATCAGGTCGCCGTTTCGCGCATCGAAGCCGAAGCTCACGCCTTCGAGCCCGTGCAGGTTGGATGCCGGCCACTGGTCGTTGAAGTCGGAGATGTCCCTCTCGTCGACCTCGACGGTGACCTCGCTCGGGCTCTGATGGGCGACGTGCACGATTACCCCCGTCGCTTTTGGCGCGCGTAGAGCGCCTGCGCGCCGAGACCGAGGCTGCCCAGAAAGAGACTCGCCGCCGCGCCCGTCCAGGCGTAGGCGCGCTCATCCTTCGCGCTCGGGGCCAGGGCAGTGCCGACCAGGTAGCCGGCACCGCCGCGCAGCACCAGGCCGACCAGGATTGCGGTCATGTTGACGGTCGCCATCACCGGGCCGACTTCGCCCAGGCGCTTGCGGCTCAGCACGTCCGCCGTGTCCCCGAGCGCGCCCGCGACGGGGCTCAAGCTCGCGGCCATCTTCCAGGCCGAGCCCGAGCGGCGCTGCGGAGTCCAGGCATGCGCGGGGGCGCCGCCGCGGCCGAAGTAGCCGCCGAGCCCGCCGGTGGGCTCCCCGCGCTGCACCGGCATGGGAAGCGGGACCGGAGGGGCAGACGGGAGCCCGGTGTGCTGCGGCAACGCTACAGCAGACAGATCCCCGCCACCCTGACCGAAGTACTCTCCGAGTCCGTCTGGGCTCATCACTTCCTCCGCTTGCGCGTGAGCGCGTACAGGATCCCTCCGGCTGCGCCCACGGCTACCCCGGTGGCCAGGAGCTTCATCCAGGGGCTCGGTGCCGCCGGCACGGGCGCGGCGGTCGCATCCCCGAAGCCGCTGATCGCCTGCGGGTTCTGCATGATGTTGACCGTGGACCGGCCGCGCATCAGGCCCGTGCTGACGTCGCTCACGATGGGGGAGACGGGGAACATGCCGCGCTCGATGAACGCGACCTGTGCGCTCGTGTCGAACGCGACGGGGCTGTTCGGTACCGGGATGATCTGGCGGCCCGTCGTGACGTCGCGGACCTCGGACGGCTGGAACATGCGCTCGCGCGCGAGGTACCCGGGCAGGCTGCGGGCCTGCGCGAACACTCCCGAGTCGGGATAGATGTTCGGCGGGCTACCGGGGGGATCGAAGATCCCATCGTTCTGCACGTCGTCCATCTCGGCCATGACGCGCAGCTCGTTCAGGGCCCAGCCCTGCTCAGCGCCCTCGTCCTGGACCTCACCGATGCCGGCCAGGTGGCGCCCGTGGGCGCTGTCGATCTGACCCGCGTAGTACGGAGCGGTGCCCGACGAGTAGCGCGTGTCGCTCGATCGGTTCACGTCCGACCACATGGACGGGAGATTCCCCGAACGGGGCTGCGTCGGATAGACGGGGTAGTGGGGCATGGGGCTTCAGCCTACTCCCGCCCGAGCGGCCTGTCGCTTTTTGCGCCCGAACAGGAACCACCCGCCGACCGCCAGCGCCCCGCCGAGCAGGAGCATGCTGCCCGTGCTCATGCCCGCGGAGGGGACCTGCACCGGGGCCGTCACCTCGACCGGGATGTCCGGGGGCGGCGGCGGCGGCGGCGGGGCGGGGGGCACGCCCGGGGGAAGCGAGACCGTCACCTGGGGCGGCGGGGGCGGCGGCGGGGGCGGCGTGCCCTGCGCCTGAGATGCCTTCACGGCCGCGGCGTATGCGGCCAGCTGGGCGGCCTTCTGCGCGTTCGCGACGGCGACCGCAGCGGCGTACGCCGTCAGCTCCGCGTTGCGCTTCTGGTCCGTCGCAGCAGCGGCGTACGCCCGCAGATCAGCGGCATACTTGTCCTGCTGCGCCTTGACCGCGGCGGCGTAGGCAGCGAGCCCCTGCCAGTCGATCGGCTTAACCACTGCCTTGAGGATCGGGGGGCGCTGCCCCGCCTGCTGGGCCTTGAGCGCGGCAGCGTAGGCGATCAGATCCGCGTTGCGCTTTTGCTCCGCCAGCGCGGCAGCGTAAGCGCGCAGATCGGCCGCGGCCTGGTCGCCGCAGATCGGCGCCTTCTGGAACGCCGTCCACCACGCCGGGTCTTTCATCCACATCCAGCACTGGGCGTTCTGGGCCCGGTCTGTGCCGGTCTTGTAGCCGTTCTTCTGGCAGTAGGTGCGCGTGGCGGCCTGCGCCGGAGTCGCGCAGGTGGGCACCGTCAGATGCGTCGACGTGGCGCACACCGGCAGATCGAGCAGGTGCCACATCGCGTTGTACGAGCAGTCCTTCGCGTAGTTCGTCCAGAGCGGGTTGGGGCCCGTCAGGCAATTTTTGATATTCGATGCCTGCGCCATGTTGAGGCAGCTCGTGCAGTCGGGCAGCGATTCGACCCAGCAGGCGTTCGCTCCCTCGAAACGCCAGCTCGCTGGCTTGCCCGGGAGATCGGGCCACGCGCCCAGACCGCGCAGCACCGTGGGCTTGCAGGCGGCGTGCGCAAACGCACGCTCCGCGGGAGTCACGCACGCAGGCCAGCGGCTCACGTCACCCGATGCGCGGCGGTCAAACTCGTCTCCCAGTCCAGTGCTCACGTACATGGCGGCGGTCTTTCTCTCAGTCGAGCTTCCAGATTTTGTAGGTCGTCACCCGGCGCAGCATCTTCCCCTCGTCGGTGCCCGCCACCGGGTCGAGCACGATCCAGCGGCCAGCCTTGGTCTCGTACGCGCGGGCGAACACGTGACTGTACTGCCCGGGCTTCCCAAACCCGACCGTCACCAGATCCGATTCGCGGCCGACCTGGCGGACCATGGTGGCGATGATACCGCTGATGTCATCGCAGTCAGCGGTAGCGCGTCCGTGCTGCATGATCTGCTCGGCCAGCCGCTGGGGGTCACTGACCCACTCGGTGGACAGAGGGTCGTTCTTGTAGCGCACGTGCTCGGCCACGAAGTTCCGGATTGCGATCAGCTCCGACAGGTAGTCCTTGCCCTGGAGGTAGCGGACGCAGTGCTCGGTGAGCTTGTAGACCACGAGCGAGCGCTCGCCGCGCTGGCCCTTGATCATCTCCCGCATGGTGCCGATGGTCGTGTGCGCGCCCGCAAACCGCCCGAGACGGTACGGCTCGACGATAGAGCTGGGGAGGGCGGCGAGGGTCATGATTTCACGGCACCACGTCGCTCGTGATGACCTTCGCACCGGCGTTGGTCAGCACCGTGCCGTGGATCTTGATCCAGTAGTTGGAGTAGGAATCCAGCTCGAACGGGAACGCGAGCGCATTGTTCCACGTGGCCGCGGCCACGTCGGAGTCGACGATCTGCACGCGCCCCGTGGTCACCCATGCGCCACCGGACGAAACCAGCGTGTCCTTCAGGAACAGACCGTCTGCCGTGACGTCCGTGCTGCTGGCCTTGCACCCTTGCAGCGACAGGAACTGACACTGGACGACGGTGTCGTCCAGGTTTGCCCCGATGAACACGCAGGAGTACAGCGGAGCCACCACCGACTGGACCGCGTTCTCCTGGATCCCGAAATTGGAATCGTTCTGGTAGGGCGACGCAGCCATCAGCGAGCCAGTATTCGTCGGAGCCGTAACGACCACTCCGCTCGGAATATCGTATCTACCCTGCAACTCCACGAGGCAGCTGTCGCCAAGCGTGAGTACTCCGCCCTGACTGAAGCTCACCAAACTCTTAATTTTGGCGTTATCTCCGAGCAATGTTGCGCCGGAAATAGCGACCGCGCAAAGCGCGACCAGCTCGGCATTGGCACCAAGATCGAGCGTGCCCATGACCAGCGCGCCGCTGACCACGTACAGAATTCCCGCGGGAGCTACCGTGATGCCCGTAACTATGGAGAGCGAGGAAATCAGGACGATGGGCGCGCCCGCTGGCACCACGACACTCTCGGCGTACACATACGCCACCAGCTGCAGCGCCAGCGGCACGCCGGGGTTTGCGGTGATCGCTCCCTGGATCGTGCTGTACGGGGCGCCGACCGATCCGTCCTGCTGCGCGAGCGGGACAGCCGTGAGCGAGTCAACGATCTTCACGAGCGACCAGGGGGGGATCGCAGCGCCCGCGCCGCTGAGCTTCAAAATCCAGCGACCAGGACCCGTGTCAGGAGCGATGATGGACGTGCCGTTGGGCGCCGCCGTGCTCGTCCGGTCGAGCTGATAGCCGCCCTGGTTCGCGACGCAATACACGAACGCCCCGTCCGCCAGGGTGGTCGTGTTGATCCCGGCGACCGACGCGCCCGGGTTGCCAGTGGTGAGCGTAAGCCGGGGGGCCACGAGCATGCTGCCGAGCGAGGCATTCTGGAAACTCATGAGAGACTGGTCCTATCGCTTGAAATTCGCGGCGAGCGCGACCACGGTGAGGGTGCATGCGACGGCGACCCACATGCGGGTCGTTTCCGTCTGGGACATCCCGGGCTCAGCATCTGCCTCAGGAGCGACGATCGCGCCGGTGCCGAGAAGCACGCGCGGGCGCCCGACGATCCTGGGGCCGCCCAGGATCACGCAGTTGCCGTTCTGGTCGATGAGGTCGCAGCTGGGCTCGATGTAGACGTCCGTGCCCGGGTATCCCCAGGGCCCGTAGCCTCCGCCCGCGAAGTACGCGCCGCCGGGGCCGTAGATCGCCGGTCTCCGGCCGCCGCCGCCACCGTGATGCCCGCCGTGGTGACCGCCGCCGCCACCACCGCCGTGGTGACCGCCGCTGCCGTGACCGCCGCCGAGTACGCCGAGCATGACGCCCAGGCTACGGGCTCACCGGGCCGGGGCGCAACAAACTGGCAAATCGGTGGCGCTGTTTCTACCCACCCGCCACGAGCTTGGCGCCTGCGGCCCACAGGTCGCGCAGGAATTGCTGGCCCGCGCGGCGCACCAGGGGGCTCGATTTGCGGCCCGCGCGCTGCAACTCGACCACGATGCGCTGGGGGTTCATGCCGGCGACGATGGCCCCGAACTGCTCCGGGCCGAGCATCTCCAGGAGCGTCCTGGCCACGTTCTCGGGAGTTTCCCCGCTCGCCAGGGCCTGCTCCAGGGCCGGCGCGAACTTGTGGATCAGGTCGGGGGTCACCTCGATCTGCGGAGCGACGGCCGGCGAAGCAGGAGCTGCCTGCGCCTGCGGCGCCTGCTGTACCGCCGGGGCGGGTTGCATGGGAGCCTGCGGTTGCTGAGGGAGCGGCGGGCCCATCACCATCGGAGCGTGGTGGGGGATCATCTCCATGCCGCCACCGGTCATCGGCGGCGGGCCTGCCAGGTCGAGCGGGGGGCGGTTTACCGACGCGCGCGGATCCCCGAAGGCGATGCCGCCCTCGGTCGAGAAGCGCAGCGGTTCGCTCTGCATCCCCAGCGGCGGCGGCGCCTGCATCATCCCCCGGGGGACGCTGTGCTGGGCAGACGCCTGCATCTGCTGGTACTGCGCGGCCTGCATCTGCTCCGGAGTCGCCCCGGGGGCGCGGAGGTTCCGGACGGTCTCGCCCGCGCTCTGCACGATCTCGGGGAGCTTCTGGACGAGATCCATTCCGATCCGTCCCATCATCTCCTTCCAGTCCTTCGGCCCCTCGTCCTCGCTCTTGCCCGACGGGCCCCAGCCGAGCGCCGTGGCCGCAGCTTCCGCGCGCTCGATGTGCTTGGCGATGTCCTTGTTCTCCTCGGCTTCCTTGCGGTACCGATCGGCCTCGCTCGTGATGCGGGTGATCTCCCCGCCCACCGTGCTGAGGCGGTTCTCGTACATGTCCTTCTGACCGGCGAGCCGCGTCTCGAACATCGTCTGCTGGCTCTTGGTGTCGCGGTCGTGCTGCCGGCGCTCGTCTTCCAGCCGCGTCGCGAACGCGCGCTCGCGCTCGTCCATCTGCCGGCGCATCTCGTCGCGCACCTCAGTCAGCCGTCGCTCGGACCGATCATCGGTGTCGCGGATGCGCGCCTCCGCTTTTCGCTCGGCCTCCTCGGCGCGCTTCTCCGCGCGCTCGACTTGCTCGCGCAGCCGGTCCTCCACGCGCTTCACATCCTCTGAGTGGCCGCGCAGCACCCGGTCCATTTCGGAGCGATAGCTGTCCGCCAGGCGCGTCAATTCGCCGCGGTGCTCGGTGGTGATCCGGGCGATCTCGGCGGCGCTCTTCTCGCTCAGCCGCGTGACTTCCGCCGAATGTTTGTCGCTCTGCCGGCCCATCTCGGCGCGCATGTGCTCGACTGCCTTTGCGTCAGCGGGCTCGGGCTTGAGCATCGGGACGAGCGCATTGAGCATCGCCACCGCGTCGGCGGGGCGGTTGGCCGCGGCTTCGGCCTGCTGCTGCGCTGCTACGCGGTCACGGCGCTCCTGCTGCAGCTGTTCGCGCTGGAGACGCTCAGCCTTCTCCGCGTTCTCGCGGATCGTCTGGATCATCTGCTCGTTGCCGCGCGCCATGAAGTCGAGAGTCGGGTTGATCCGCTGCTGCGCGGCTTCCTCGCGGGCACGCGCTTCCTCCCGCTGCTTCTCCTCGCGGTCGCGAAGGCGCTCTTCGTGCGTCAGCTGCGCCTCGAAAATCTTTGCGTCGGCGGTCGTGGTGGGGCGGGCGTACCCGGCCCCGCCTGGAGACGTCTGAAAGGCTGGACCGAATCGCATGGCTTCCTCATCTTCTGGGTCACCGCTACCGTGCCCATCGTCGTCGAGTACCGCGGCCTGCAGGTTCGGCGGATAGACCGCCGTCGAAATGCTCACGTTCACGGCGGCAGTCAGCGCCTTCACGCGCGGCACGCCGGTGCGCGGATCTATTGCCCCGCCGCGCTTCGGTGGCCCGTAGAGCACGAGCGCGTAATCCCCACCGCCGTACTCGCGCACGAAATCGCGGGGCGTCATGTAGCGCTGGATCGAGCGCTGCAGGCCCTTGCACACGACGCCGCTGTAGTGCGGCGGCCCCTTGCGCTCGACGCGGATGTAGTACTGCCCGTTGCCGATCATCGGGCAGCGGCTCATCAGGTCCTCGATGCTGCGCGGGGGATGATCCCCGACGAGGTCCTCGGGGGGCAGCTCGCTGTCCATCGCCACCCCGTCCTGGAGAAGCGGATTCAGCTCGGGGGGAGGGATGGGGTCGGAGCCCATCGCGTAGATCCGCGTGTGCTGCGCCACCTCGGCCACCGTCGGGATCGGCGGGGCAGTCGAGCGGTGCTTCACCACCAGCTCATCGATGCTGCGCGGGCGGCCGTTGCCGTTCGCGCTACTGAAGCCGTGCCCGTGAAAGGGAGGATCGGGCTCGCGCTCCGACTCCGGCGGGTCTGGGTCATCATCCGGATCCGGAGCGGGGGGGACCAGGGGTTGAGTCTGCAGCTCCCGGATCTCGCTCGCGCTGGTCGGCACCAGGCCCGCGGCGTTCTTGCGCGCGGCGATATTTGCGCGGCGCACCTCCTGAGCGCGAGCAAGCCCCGCCCGCTGCGCGTCGCTCTGCGGACGCTTCACGCGGGGGGCGGGGACCGTCTCAGTGCCGGGGTCAGCTTGGTCGTCCACGCTTCGCCGCTACGGCCGGGGCCGCCTCCTCATCGCCGTCGCCGTCGCCGCCGTCCGCCTCGTCCTCGTCTTCCTCTTCGTCCTCCTCTTCGGGGGGCTCATCGTTCGTGATCTCGGCCACGCGCGCGAGAGTCGTGTCGGTGTCGTCGATGACCACCTGGATCTGACCCTTGTGGGCCGCGTCCGCGACCTTCAGCATGTTGCTCAGTAGCTCGCGGTAGGCCAGCAGGTGGCGCGTGATCGCGTCCGCGTCGTCGGGGTAGAGCACCGAGTCCTCGGGCTCGCCGCCCGGCTCGGGCAGCTCTTCCAGCAGCTCGTCCATGTCCGCCTGGAGAATCACCACCTCGCCCAGCGTGAGCGAGGCGAAGTCCTTCAGCAGCGTCATCACCGTGTCGGCCATCTCGGACATGGCCATGCTGACGGTCGTCTCCGGGGCGGCGGCGAGCAACTTGATTCGATCGCGGTGCGCCTCCATCTCCGTGATCAGCTTGTCCATGTGCTCGGCTTGACTGGTCTGCGGCTCTGCGTCGTCGGGCATCACGAGGGGGTACCTTTGGGTTTTTCTGCGGCCAGTGCTGCGGTCACATCGAAGTCGTCGACGGGCTGTGCGGCTTTCTTCGCACGCACGTCAGCGATGATCTTCGCGTCGAACACGTCGATCTTCTCCTGCTCGTTGCCGTAGGGCGGCTCGCGCAGCTCGCACGCGAGCACCTGCGTGTTGCCGAGGGACAGGAACTCCCCCTCATCGGTGCGTCGCGCCGTGCAGAGCCGCACGGCGTTGCTGTACTCGGGATCGTCGGGGAAGGGCGTGAGCTGGCGCGCGTAGTGGTGGCACTGCGGCCGCACTGGTTCGACTTCCAGCCATTCGGTGGTGGGGAAGCCGAGCATCGTGCGCCCCTTGACCGGGACACGGTAGGCCCCGATCGGCGTCCGCCTCACCTGCGCGGGCGTGAAGGTCTGCTCGATCACCCCCCACTCGTCGCGCAGCACGAACGTCGAGTAGTCACCCATGCAGACGAAGCGCTCGGGGTCGAGATCAGGCGCCTCCGCGTCCTTGATCGAGTTGGCCGGCATCGGGCGCGGCAGCCCATCCTGAGGGTCGAAGCCGTGGATCGCGGGCCCCTCCGGAAACGCCTGGTACAGCTCGTCCTGGATGCTGGGGGCCTCGACCATGTGGCGGGGCGCCCCGGGGCGGTCGTCCGCGCCGTTCGTCGTCATGCCGCACAGAGTGTAGCTACGCGGGCAACCTGTCAACCGGCTCGTTCGTCAAGCTCGGCGATGGTACCTGGAGCACTGGCGCGGGCGGTGAAGTCGGTGCCTGGATCAGCTCTGCCGGAAGGGCGAGCCCCATCTCAGCGGCGATGACGACAAGCGACCCGTTTCGGAGCGGGTGCGGCCGACGCGGCGGGGTCCCTGTGGCGGCCTGATACTCGCGCGCCATCGCCAGGTACTGGAGGGTCAGTGATTCGATCTCACGGAACAGCATCGACTGCGCTCCGCCCGCTTCGGCGAGCGTCGTCTGGTAAAGCTGCCGGGCCGATGTCGCCTCGCGCACGCACCCCTCGATCTTCTCGTAGTACTCGTCAGCGCGCTTCCGCTGCCGCTCGGTCTCCGCGCGCTGGTCGTACACGTCGATCGATGCCGACGCGAACACCTGCTCGATCGTGCTGACCGATTTGCTCACAAAGCGGCGGGCCATGAACACGCAGGCGGCCCAGCCCGCGAGAAGTCCGAGAACGAAAACGATCAGAAGCCAGACGGGGGGGTGGTTCATCGGTCCTGATACTTGGTTGCGAGCCGCTCGAAAGCAAGGGAGACGGCGCTCCGGTGGCCTGGCTGCGCCTCGGGGTAGCGCTCGGCACCGTGGCAACGCGAGCAGAGCCACCGAACGGCCGCGGGGGCAGAGAAGTCCTCGTGGTGGGCCTCCACCGATTCGGTGGTGCCGCACGTCTCGCAGGGGCCCGGCGTCAGGGTGCCGCGCTTGACCCTCATCGCGACGAGCTTCCGGGCGCGGACCTTCGCCGCGTACTCCGGATCCGTCCGGTACCGCTCGGTCTCAGCCCCTGGCGTCCTGGCGCGCGCCAGGCGTGTCCGCTCGGCCGAGTACGCCTTGCAGTACCGCTGCCTGCCGTTCTCTCGGCAGCGACCGAAATTCTCTTTCGGCTCAAAGCACTGGTGTCCCGAGCACCATCTTTCGGCGGGCGCGTCCGGATCGCCCCCAACGTCAGCAGGCTGCCGCCTGACACGTTTCTTGGTTTGAACGGCAAATCGGGGCATCTGCAACATTACACGTGTAATGTTTCACACTTTCCCACGTGGGATTTCAGCAACAGCGCACGCCTGCGCCCCGGCCACGGCCGCGGCGGTCGCGAGCAGGACGCGCTTGTCGCGCGAGAGCGGCGCGCGGTTCACGGCCCGCCGGACGTACGCCGAAACGGCGCGGGGGTCGTCCACGGTGAAGGCTGCCTGGAGCAGGTCGTAGGTGCCGAAGTCGTACACGGGGATTCTCAGCAGGTCACCGATCGTCCTGAGCGCGAGTCGCACGAGCGCGACGTTCGCCGGATCCTCGGTGGGGTCACAGGGAGGCCCAAATGCCAACACGGCGGGGGGGTGACGGTCAAGCACGATGTCGAGCACGAGCCGGTGGGCCCGGCACCGGCGGGCGATCTCCCAGGCGTCCCGGGGAGTCAGCCCCCGGCCGGCGTGAAGCACATCCGCGTCGATGGGTTTGAGATAGCTCGGGCAACTGGCGGCGGCGACGGTGGCGACCACGCTGTAGGCCACGCTGTGCAGGCCAGGGGCGATTCCGAGCGCGATCACTCGGAAGGGGACCCTACCCCGTCAGCCGGTCAGTGGACAAGTGCTCACGCTGCGCGTTCGGTCACCAGGGCACGGAGTGCCAGTGGAAGCTGCGAGACCAGGCGAGCCCCGGAGGGCGCGAGCGCGAGCGCGGTGGCCTCGTTGCCGAAGTCGAACTCCCGGAACACCGCGTGGGGCACGGCGGCGGCATGCGCGCGCTCGGTGAGCGCCGCGAGAGCGGGCTCGTCAGGGACCTGGAGCACGACCAGGTTGTTCGAGTCGCGGTACCACTCCGCGTCGACGGCGGGGTGCGTGGCGGTGAACGCGCGGAGCGCGTGGCACGCTTGCGCGAGCTGCGCACCGGGAGCGAGATCAGCGCGGGCGATCAGGAACAGCTTGGCGTTCGGGCTCATGGGCAGAGGGCCTTTCGTGAAGGTCGGTGGGAAGCAAGGGCGCGCCCGGGTGGAATCGAACCACCGTGGCCGGGGTCATTACCCCCGGTGCCAAACCACTTGGCAACAGGCGCAGATCGCGAACAGGACCGATTCGGCGGGCATGCCTGGCTACGAACCAGGGACCTCCGCGGCTTTCACCGCGGCGCTCTACGACTGAGCTACACGCCCGAGGCTCCGAGGGGTCGAATTGAACGACCGACCTCCCAGGTGGCCCCGAGGGACCACCCGGGCGCTCTACCACTGAGCTACCCCAGAATGCGAGAAACCCCACGCCCGCGACGCGGGGTGGGGGGCTGCCGAACGCGATCTCACCGAAGCCCTGGGGCTGCCGGTCAATGCTGCGAGCGGTGCATGGGTGTGAGGTTAGGTCGAGGCAGGCGGCGTGTCAAGCGGGTCGACGGGCCACTCCCAATCGCTCGGGTCCCAAAATCCATCGTCGTACGTTTCGAGGCTGACGTACACTGGCGTGTTTTCTGACGCACCGAGCGCGATCAGTGCGTGCATCCCGGCGGTCACGGCCTCGTCCACCGACGCGCAGGGCTGGTGCAGGGCAAGCGGGTGGGGCACATCGAGCAGCAGCGGCTGGCCCTGCGAGGCGCGGCACTCGGGCACGTACTTAAGAAACTGTTCCTCCATTAAGTCGACGATGAGAAAGCAGTGGGCCTCGGCGGGGGCACTGATCAGGCGCTGAAGCCAGAGTCGGAGCACCGGTGGCAAAGCCGCCAGCCGCACCGCCGGCACCAGCACCGGGCTCACGCGCTCTTGCCGCCGCCGGGCTCGGTCTGGTCGCCCCAGAGCGCGGCGATCTGCGCGTCGACCGCGGCGTCCACCGAAGCCACGCGCGAGTCCAGCGTGTCAACCAGGGCGGGCAGCAGTTCCGCGTGGGGGATGCCTTTCTTGCCGGCCCAGCTGGTCGCGAGCTTGCGCAGCTCGGGGATCAGGTGCGGCGCCTCGGTGGCGACGAACCGGAGTAGCGAAATCACAAACGAAAGCGGTGCGGCCATGGTTGTTGTCACGCTGACTTGGAGAGAGGATCCGCACCCAAGAACGCCGACATCATGCGCTTCAGCTGCCACGCTGGGACCGCCACGTACTGGGTTTTCGCGCGGTCGACCTCGACGCGGGCGGGGCAGTACATCATGCCGTCGGTCACGTAGAGCCAGAGGTTCGGGTACAGCTCGGGCACGACCGCTGACCTGGTCGGATCGAAGCGCACGTACCCATCCGCCGCGAGCGTGGAAAAGTCCCCGAGCACCAGCGCCCAGGATGTCGGCCGTTCAATCGGGCCACCGGAGTACTTCACCCGGGACAGCGCGGCGCCCGTGAACGAATCGAACACCTGCCGGCAAGTCGGGCAGTACGCGAGATTCGGCGAGCGGTGATCCCAGTCGAGCGCGACGTCGTGCTCGGGACAGGAGCCGTTCAGGGCTGGCTCCAGCGCGAGCTGACGTACAGGTATGCTCACGCTGCGCCCCGCGACGACGCGGTCTCACGGTTCGCGATGAGCGCGCTCGCCTGCGTCTCGGGGTGCGCGTTCGTCCAGTCGGTGAACAGCGCCACGCCGGTGAGCACACCGAGCACCGAGTACAGGCCGACCGCGTTGAGCGGCATCGTGCGCTCGTGCGCCGGCTCCTGCGCAGCGATCAGCGCTTCGCCCACACCGAGCACGCCCGCGAGCATGACCGCGGTCTTCGGGTTGATGCTCTTGCCGCGAGTCACGGCGAGCAGGCCGTTGGCGATTCCGATACCCACCGCGAAGCTGTACGGGTGGCGGTACAGCGTCTGCATGAATCCATCGCTGCTGCTCATGGGCGGGGACCTCGTGCTTGTGCAAGTGCCGTCACGACTGCTTGTTCGGCATCGGCGAGCGCTCGCACACGGCGAGCGACTTCGGCCACGTCGGCGAGGACCACCTCGCCCGATTCGTTCACGGCGCGGCCCGTGTCGTACGCCTGGATCGCGGCGACGAGAAGCCGGTGGGATTTCTCTGCGACGTCGAGCGACGTCCACACGAGTTGCCACTTCACGCGGACCCGGTCCACCGCGTGCACCGCGGCGTCACGGTTGCCGCCCCCAGCGCGCACCGACTCCAGCGCACCGACCTGGTCGGCGCGGTAGAGCCCGAGCGCAGTCGACTCGGCGGTCTCGATGGCGAGGCGTGTGCTGTTCGCCGTCGTGACCGCTGCGGAGCGAGCGACATCGGCCGCCGACACGCCGGGGACGCAGCCCACGGTGAGAGCCAGGCAGGCGAGAGCGATGCGAAGGGCCAGGGGCACGGTTCGCAAAACCTATCGCGGGTCAGGCGAGTCGGTCAAGAAATCGACAATTCGCCCGCACGCCCCACGGCCGAGGGGGGGGGTAAGCCGTGGGGCGTGCGCAGCGGCTGCCCGGGTCGCGGGAGGGTCCGAGCATGACTTCGGGGGGTCGCGACCGGGGCATTGAGCGCAGCATAGCCGCTGCCAGTGCAGCCGTCAAATGCCGGGGTCGAACTCGTCGTCGAACTGCGAATACGAGTCGCCCACGCTCTCGCTGAACCGCATCGACTCGCCCCGGAAGAACAACTCGACCGTGTCGCAGGGGCCGTTGCGGGCCTTGGCGATGATCAGCTGCGCTGTGCCCTTGGTGGCCTCGGTGTCGTGCAGCTCGGGGCGATACAGGAACCAGATGTTGTCCGCGTCCTGTTCGATTTGCCCGCTCTCGCGGAGGTCCGACAACTCCGGTTGCCGGTCCTTCTTCTTGCCCTTGTCGACGTTGCGGTTCAGCTGCGCCAGGGCGAGCACGGGGACATCGAGGTCCTTGGCAAGCTGCTTCAGGCCCTTGCTCACGCTGGCGACTTCCTGCTCACGCGACGCGCCATGCGGTCGGTCGCCCTTCACGAGCTGCAGGTAGTCCACGACGATCAGCCCCAGGCCCGAGCACGGCACGTCGCTCCGACCATTGTCCAGGTCACGCTTGAGCTTCCGGGCTCGCGCTCGCAGGTCGAGCAGCGGCAGCGCTGGCGTGTCGTCGATCCAGATCGGTGCCTGGTCGTACACGTGGGAGCCGGCGATAAACGCAGTCCAGTCGTCGGGGTGCAGGCGGTTCATCCGGACGGCCGCGGCGTTGACGTTGCCCTCGGCGCACGCGAAGCGCACGGCGATCTGCGCCTTCGGCATCTCCAGCGAAAAGAATCCGACGCCCGGCGGCGGGCCGCCGGAGCGAGTCGGCTTCACGGCAGCGGCCATGATGTTGCACGCGAACGAAGTCTTACCGACGCCGGGCCTGGCCGCGATGATGGTCAGATCCGACTTGTGCAGGCCGGCGCTCAGATCGTCGAGCCGCTTGAGCCCGGTGGTGAGCCCGGTGAGCACCGTGCCGGACTGCTTGGCGAGCAGCAAGCGCGCGACCTCGTCGTCCATGATCTGGCCAAGGCGCTGAAAGTGCTGCCCCGTGCTCGTCGCTGCCAGATCACCGATCGCGTTCTCGCACTGTTGCACCAGCTCGTGGCCGGTCACCGACAGCGTGTACCCCTCGGCCACGTAGCGCTGGCAGGTGGCGATCAGCTGGCGCTTCTGCCACAGGTCACGAACGATCTCGGCGTGGGCGGCGACGTTCACGATGCACGGCGTGCAGTCAATGATCTGCGAGAGGTACGGCGAGCCGCCGCTCTTGAGCAACGTGTCGGCGGCGCGCATCCAGTGCGCGACCGTAAGCACGTCGCACGGCTGGTTCGCCTCTCGCAGCGCGATGATCGCCGCCATGATGTTTCGGTTGGAATCCGAGTAGCAGTGCTCGGGCCGCATGATCGGCAGGACCATGTCGCAGTCATCGCCGCGCAGCAGGATCGTCGAGAGCACGGCGGCCTCGGCGTCCATGTCGTGCGGCGGCACAAGACCCGGGACCAGACGTAAATTCGTTGGCTCCATGATCACCCCACCAGGCTGCACTGCGGTACCTGATCAAACGTCGTCAGACGCGGAAACGACGCGAACAGATCCTGCGGCGCGGCGCGCGTCGTGATCAACGTCGAGCGCTGGTTGACCCAGCGCTCGTGCAGCACGTCTTCGAGCTTCTCGTAGAACCACCACTCGCGCTCGGACCGCATCGGAGCGAGCCCGTCGACGATCGCGAGATCAGCAGCACGCAAGCGCTCGGTCGGCTCCGGATCTTCCGAATCGAACTGGTAGCCCTTGAGCGCCGTGCGCAGCGACTCGACGTCCTGGTACCAGAGATGCACACCCCGAGACCGCTGCACCGTCGCTCGCAGAACCGCGCTGGCGAGGTACGTCTTGGCGCTCTTCGCTGGCCCGGTCAGCAAAAGCCACGGACCCGTACGGCCAGGTGCCTGGTCACTGAGCGGCACGACCGCATCGAACGCGCGGCGCTGCGCCTCGGGGTGACGGGACTTAAACTCTTTGAATCCCCCGATGGTGTACCCGGCGTGCAGCGCCGGGACGTTGCTGATCGCAAGCCGCGTGCGGATGGCGAACTCGCTGTACCGCTTGCAGCGCGGAGCATCCAGCTCGCCAGCCGGTGTCCACTTCGGCAACCGGCCTGGTCGGAACAGTGTCTGGCTGCGAGCGCACGCCGCCGTGGCGCTCGGCGCGTGGCAGCGGGCGCACTCGGTCGCACGCAGGTCGGCGTCTTCGAGCCAGGCCCGGGTCTGGGCGCACAGGTACTCAGCGGCAGTACCAGGGCACGTCGTCGCCAGCGCCGGCATCTGAGCCTGGAGCCACGGCATCGCTCCCCCGGCGTCCCGGATCTCCTGACGCAGTGCGTCCTGGAGGTCCTGGAACAGTTTCGCGGCCCCCAACCCCAGTGTTCCCAGGCGTTCCATGTGGCTTTTCCTCTCTTTCTTCAATCAAATCAGGGAGTGAGACGGTTGCGGTAACCGTTCGCGTAACCGTTTCTGAACGGTTACCCGAACGGTGTGGTCCTGATCCCGGTCCCGGTCCCGGTCCTGGTCCTGGTTCAGATCCGGATCCTGCGTAACGGTTACCCGAACGGTTACCCGAACGGTTTCGGCGTGCTGATGAGTCACTTCCGCTACGTGCACTCAACTCCGCGTAAGACCTGAGAGTTTTGCCATTCGATTTGGCCTCCAATACCTTGCCAAATGTCTCCGCCCACCGAGTGGCCGCCCACTCACTTTCCATTGGGAGTGAATCTTGCAAAGACTCGACGTGGTCGAGCTTGAGGGTGCAGTCTGGCACCAGCTTCCAGGCACGGAATATGCCTATGAGCTGATTTCCGTTCTCACAGGAATGGTAACGGGGTGCCGCGGGGAGCCGAATGACGCGCGCGAGGGGGTCGTACATCACGTGCTGCACCCCCTGGGGGTCAGGTACGAGCAGGGCGCCCAGCGCTCTTTCGATGCGCTGCGGGTCGCGGTGCATGGCGTCCGCGATCGAGGCCGCGGACACGTTTCGGATGAGCCCCGGGATGGTCGATCGGAGCTGCCCGGTCAGGCAGTGCACCCACACGAGTGCAGGCAGATCGTCCAGCCGAAAAAACCACTCGTCGTCCCACATTCGTGGGTCTACCAGCCACGCCATGCAGTTACCTGCACCGTCGTGAGGTGAAACAGACACTCGCGCTCAAGGTCGTCATGCAGACCCTTTCCTCTGTGCTCAGCTGGCCAGCGTGGAAGGTTTTTCTTCGGTCGCGCGGAGATGGCGCACGTACCGGCGCAGCGCGCGGCGGATCGTGGCGCTCTTGCTCAGCCGGTCCAGGCTCGATGCCTCGTCGAGCAGAACCCAGTCCTCCGCGGTCATGTGCAGATTGAACTGCCGCGCGCGCGCGGGTTGTTTGCGTTTCGTCAGGCGGCCCTCCTTGAGTGGTTACAGAAATACTGGCTACTGCCCCGGCCACCGGGTGGTCAAGATCGAAGTTATCCCCACCTCTGTGGGCAACCTGAGGAAAGTGTACGCAAGGCCGCGGATCGGCAGGGCCTGGCGCAAGGCATGGCCATGAAAAAAAACTTCGCGCCGCCCGGGAACCATTTCCGTAAGCGACCTGCCGAGCCGGGCTTGACCGCCCCCGCGCATCAGTGGTAGCGTTGCTGTCACAATGGTTTTGCGTCTTCTGAGAGCCGGGTCCCGATGAGCCACGGCGCCGCGTTGTGGATCACCTGGGCTCTCATCCTGGGCTCCGTCATGGTGTCGTCCGACATCGCGCACGTCGCCCGGGCGCTTGATCGTATCGCGGACCGGTGCAGCAAGTGAGGGGTTCGCACCGCAAGCGCGAGCGCGATGGCAGGTACGCTGTCGAGCAACCCTGCGATGCCTGCGGCCAGCCGATCCACGGGGAGCACGGCACGGACGCGGAGGTATGCGGGGGCGGAGACGGACCAGGGTTCTTTCTCTGTTCTCGCCGCCGGTGCGGGAAGCTCTACGAAACTCTGACGGCAGAGCAGCGCCTCTCCCTCTACACGAGCACGCGGAGCAGCAAGTGACGCACGCAGGCCCGCGGCATCCCAGGGGTCAGCAGCGCCACAAGCGCGCTCCCGCCAAGCCATCTCCCCGCCCCGAGCCCCGAGCCCGGCAGGCGCCGTTCGCGCGGCCCCGCGCGGTGCTCCGGATTCGGGTCCGCGTCGGCGCGCTCGACGAGCGCGGTCGCCTCCACCTGGAGGAGATCGGTACCGGGAAGGCTTTCTCTCTGCCCACCACCCTCGGCGAATCGGTGACGCTGGTGTTGCCGATCGAGACGGGGGACGAGTGCTGGGTCGTGCTGGAAACAGAAAAGGGACGCAAGCGATGAAGAAAAAGACCACCAAGGCAGTCAAGTCGCGCAAGCAGGCCAAGCCTGCGAAGCGCCGGGCCACCACCCGAGAGCGCGCTCTCGCCGAAGCGTCCGACCTGGAGCATCTGGCGAAAGAGTTCACGCATTCGCGCCGCAACCGGACCGCCGGTGAGCAGGCGCGAGAGGACGCCATCGATCAGGCGGAGCGCGGCGCGGGAGAAGACTGGATGATGGACGCGCTCCTGGCCACGCGGATCGTCGCGCGAGCGCGCCCGACGTTCACCACGGACGAGGTGTGGGCGGTGCTCGGGCGTGACCCGTCGATCGAGGGGCGAGCGATGGGCGCGGTGCTGCGGCACGCGGCCGGTGCTGGGCTGTGCCGCCGCACCGATACGACGCGCAAGAGCCTGCGGGTGATCTGCCACCGCCGCGATCTCCGCGTCTGGCAGTCGCTCATCGCCATGCCGTCCCGGCCCCGAGCGAGCAGGAAGGGCCGGAAGCCGTGACCAAGAAAACCAAGAAAACACCGCAGGCTAAGACGCCGAGAACGGCGAGTGAGCCCCCTTCCGCCTGGTCGATGGTCGACGTGAACCGATCGCTTAATCAGGCGTACGACGCCGAACTCAGTCATTCCCGGACAGGACAAGCCGCCATTCTCCACCTCTGCGATGCGGTCGCGCAGCTGACCTGCCTGGTGCAGGAGCACATCCTGCAGTCCAAGAGGCCCCGGTGAACCCGCTCCTGCTGGCGGTAGGCGCGCTCGTCCTGACCAGCTGCGAGAAGGACGCGCAGACCACGACCCGGTCGAGCAACCCCGACATCTCGGTCGACCTGCTGTTCGAGCACGAGGGCTGCCGGGTGTTCCGGTTCGAGGACGGCACGCACCTGCACTACTTCGTGAAGTGCGCGAGCGGTTCCGCTTCTACGTCCACGGCGCACAGCCAGTACAACGCCACCACCAAGACCACCGACACGGTGATCGAGGACATCCCCACTGAGACTGTGAGAGGTGGCCGGTGAACATCGACTTCCTTGCTGGCTGCCTGACGGGGCTGTTCCTGATTCCGGCGGTGAGCCACCTCTTGAGCACCGGGCGCCTGGACGGGTGGGCGAAGGCCCCGAAGAGAAAGCCATCGCCAGGCGAGCGAGTGCTCGTCTGGTCGCCGGAAAGCCCTCACTGCCTGGTCGCCACCTACAACGGTCCTGACGGCGGCGGTGACGTGCCGGATGACGCTCGCCTGTACTGGCGCCGCCTGCCGTCGACCCCGGCGGGGTTCCTGTGACGCGCCCCCGGTACACGCTGCTCACCGCCGAGACAAAAGCCGGCGTGGTGACGCCTGAGGACGAAGCAGTGCTCGCGGCCGCACAGCACGGCACCGGTGTGGTGGTGTTGAACGGCGATCAGCTGCGCGAGCTGGCCGTCGCTGCGCGTGCGGCGATGGCCAGATTCGCGGCACTCGCCGTGGAGATCATGACGGAGGAGCGCGCAGCGTTCGTGCGCAAGTTGCGCGTCGATCGCGGCTGCAGCTGGCGCGCGGTGGCGGCTGAGTGTTCGGACACCTGGCAGGGCACCTGGTACCCGCCATCCAACCAGCTGATGGGGATCGCCCTCTGCGAGGCCGCCGCTCTGCTTCTGCACCAAGACGCGAACGCGGAGCCCTGGAACTGATCATGGCCCCCTGGGTGCAGCATGCCCTCAGCGCCGCCGCCGGAGCGGTGGGCGGGGCCCTGTGGAGCGCGTGGCGCCAGCGCCGCCGCGCGGCCGCGCTCGCCGCGCTCCAGGGGAAAGCGAAACGGCGCCGCCGGTTCAGATGGAAGAGTTGGGACCAGGACATCTCGGTGCTCCCCCCCACCATGTTTGGTGGCCTGGCGGCTGCGGGGGTGCTCGTCACTCTGACGGGGATGGTCGCCGCACCGGTCACCTCGTGGTGGATGGCCACCGTTCCGCGCCCTGAGTCGGTCGCGCTACTGCTTCTGTTTCTCGCCCTGGGGGCCCCGTTTTGGGTTGCTATCTACCGCAAGGGGCTGAGGGAAGAATGACGCTTGCTGCGGTCATCATGCTGCTCGGCACGCACGCCGCAGTCTTTGTGCTCGGATTCCTTGCGGGCCACGGCCGAGGCACCCGCGCCGAGGCGCGGCGCGCCGCGATGGATGCGCTCACCGGGCTCTCACGCTACGAGCGTCAAGCTCGCCAGCTGGAGGACGCCGCGCTCGCGCACGATTTGGAATCGAATCACCACGACGCCCGTCTTCAGCGCGCCGCCGCGGCCGAGCTGCGCAGCCAGGACAACAGGAAACGATGAGCCGCAACGCGCTTGCTGTGCTCTTTGCTGTGGCGCTGGCCATCGGCATGGTCGCCCGTGGCGCTCTGGACAGTTGGATCGCTCGCCGCCGAGAACGCGCGCTCGCGGCCCTGGAAGCCCTGGACGAGGACGACATTCGCGATCCGTGGCAGCCGAGGCGCCGCTCCTACAAGAGCATGCGCCGCCGCCGGTCGCCCCCTGCCTGGGATCTTCGTCTTTGGCGCTGGAGTGATCTGCGCCGCGGCTACACGATGCTGGTGACCGTTCTGCTCGCGGCCGCAGCCACGCTCCTGGCTTTCGGCTGGGCCTGCCGGATCGTGATGGTGTCTCGGTGACGCCCGCGTTCGTGCTGAAGAATCACGTGGACCAGCTCGTCTGTCCCACGTGCAACCGCGCGGTCAAGAGCTGGGCAACTCACCGCCGCTCCACGCGCTGCCGCAGATACGCGAACCGTGCCCTGGTCCGCGAGGGGGATCTCACCCGGTTGTCCTTCAAGGACGCGAAGTGCCTGCGCGAAGCGGAGATCACCATCACCAAGCTGAACGAAGGCGACCGCCGGATGGCGTACTTCGGCCCCCGCTGGGCGGCGGAGTTCGTGGATCTCCTGCTCGCCGCCTCCTACACGGAGGCCGCGATCATCGCCGTCTTGCGTTCGAGCCCAGCAGATCGCGAGCGCGAGCGGGCTCTTGTTGCTCTACTACCCCGCAGCCGGAAAGGCACCCGATGACCCAGGTTGTCACTGCCAAGCGACTTCTCCTCCAGGTCGCAAACGTGAGCCTCTGGGAGGTTATGTGGAACGAATCGCAGCCTCCGGCGGCGACCGGACCGACTCAGAGGCATCTCCTGAGTGCCCGGAAACGCGGCTTCATGCTGACCACCGATGGGGAATCCCCTCTCACCGGCTACCAGCTCGCGGCGATGGCTGGAGCGATGCTTCAGGTCGCCAATCCGCAGGGAGTAACCGGCATGGTGCTCCACGCGATCGAGGACGTACGCAACGGCATGAACGCGATCATGAGCGACCCGGGGGTGCAGCGCGCCGCTGCGCTGGCCGCGCTCCGAAAGTCAGCACCATGAGGCTATGCAACCTGCACGGCTCACTGCTCCCTTCGCTGCGCGATGATGAGCAGGAGCTTGAGAAGAAGCTCACCCGCGCGCGCGCCCTGATCTCTCTCGTCGAGGCGGTCGACGCGCTGAACGTCAACCTGCGCGTCCTGGGGGAGGACATGAGACGCATGGAGGCCAAGTGGCTGGAGATCACCAGCAACCCCGAGCGGATCGCCGCCATGCTCCGCGCCACTCTCCTGAACGACGCGGAGTTGCGCCGCAAGCTGACACTCACGGTGCTGATGGAAGAAACGGAGAAGTCCAGGTGATCGACCGCGAGATTCAAGAGCGTGCCGACTCGGCCCGAGTTGAGGTCCGTCGGCTGTTGGAAGAGGTGGAGAAAACGGACCCTGCTGATCCCTGGGCCTGGATGCAGATCGGGTTTCTCAAGTCCCAGATCCGCGCCGTGAAGTTGCGCGTCCGTGATATACGAAGAGCGTGGAAGCGGGCGGGTAAGAGGCGCAAGTGACCAAGCCGCGGATCAACAAGTCGCCTCCGTTCGAGCGCGACCTGGAGACGGGTCGCGTGCGCTGGGTCATCCCGACCTTGTCGCTTCGGCTGCCCGAGAAGAAGCCGATGTGCCCAGCCTGCGGCACGATGCTGGACGAGTCGCTCAAGGATCATCGGAGCAAGGGACGGTGCGCTCGGGCCTGCCAGCGCGCGCTCCGCCGCCTGGACGTGGTCGATCTTCCCGAGTCGGATCAGGTCGCCTGCCGCGACGCCCGTTTCCTCGTCACGGTGATCCAACCGGACGGCAGAGCGAAGCACTACGCGCCTCGGCTCGTGGCGGAATGGCTGCGCGTGCTCGCCTGCCTGGGCGCCCCGGATCCGGTGCGGGTCGCCCTGATCACCGGACCCCGGGACGAACTGGACCGCGAGCTGGCGCTCGGGGCCATTCGTGGATTCGTGGTGCAACTGAAGCCGAGAAGGAGACGTTCCCGTGCCAAGTAAGCCCCCGGAATGGAAACTCGTGCCCTACGTTGTCGCCCACTGCGAGCGGCGCCCGATGTGGATAATTCGCCGGAATGGCGTGCGCGTTGCGCAGGAGATCATCACGCCGTTTTTTCGCCTGCCCGACGGGACCGTAGTGCGAGGACACCGAATTAGCGCGGCCACGGCCGCGCTGCTGGAAGGAAAGAAACGATGACGGAAGATGCTGTTCGCGATCAGCGGGACGCGCTCTGGGCGCTCCTGGACGACATCGACACGCTGGACGACTCCTGCCGGGAGTTTGATGCCGAGTTTCGGGAGCGAGTCCGTGCGGTGCAGAAGAAGCGCTGGGACATCCTGCACCCCGATGAGCCCCCCGAGCTTGCGGCGAAGCGCGCTGAGTACAACCGCTGCCTGGAGCAGCGGTTCGTCGAGGCAATCGCTGCGGAGAAGGCGTGCGCCGCCGCGTACGAGGCAATCGTTCGCGTGACGGCGTTGCAGCAGAAAGTCTGGCCGGAAGGCTCACCCGAACACGCCTCAGCCGCCAAGGCGCGCCTTCTGGCGACTATTTGCGCCAGCCTTGCCCAGGGTGCCTCTGTCCGTGTCTCCGCGTACCGCTGACCGCGTCACTCACCGCTGCCAGTGCACGGGCGAGTGCGGGCAGACGCACGCCTGGACACCGGGGGCGCCCGCGGCCCCGTGCCGCGCCCCGCACGGCTGCGCGATCGTGCGGAAAATCGACCACCCATCGTTCTGGCAGCTGGTGAGCACGGAGGGGATGCCTCTGCGCTTCGCCGAGCTGTACCGGGAGAAGGCAGTGGAAGTTGTCCTGGCCCCGGTTGCAGTCGGCGAGAACAAGCTGCCCGTCTGCCAGCGCTGCCGCGCGGGGATCGAGAAGCAGGCCGGTGCAGCGTGATGGGCAGCTACATCGAGGAGCGCGAGGATGAACCGATGAGCCGGATCAATCAGGTGATCAGCCGTGCGCGTTGTAGCGGCTGCCAGGAATCGATGACGCAGGTGCTGTACCGCCGCGGGAAGCCCTTCACTGAGTTCCTGGAGCGGGTGAAGACCGCTCGCGCGGGCTGGGAGATCACGCGCAGCGGTCGGCAGTTTTGCCCGACCTGCGCCGCTGTCCGCGGTCTCGAAACGATGATCGCTCTCACCGATCCGCTGCCGGTGCCATCGCTCCGTGAGATGCGGCTCGTCCGACGCCGGCAGCTGAGCTACTGGATCGGGCACTGGGCAGGTAAGCTGGAACGCTGGTTTTGAGAAGGAGACGACCATGGCAAGCTCTGAAGAGTCTGACGCCGACCGCTACCTGAACGCCATCACGGCGCTTCAGGATTCTCTCGACGCGGAGGTGTGCACGCTCGGGCGCGACGAGATGCGCGTCCTGGTCGCCATCGCCCGCCGGCTCAAGGCCGGCCGGATCGCGTACGGCGACCTGCGCATCCGCCCGGACAAGCGCGACTGGGACGCGGAGCTGCGGGACGAGCTACTCGACGGGCTCGTCTACGGCACCGTCGCCATCCTGAAGGACCAGGACCGGCTCGCCCTCCGCCGCGCCGCGAGCCCCGGGTGCAGCCAGCTGATGGCTGGCACGGCTGACGAGTCGCATGAGGACGGCGACCGGTGAGCGCTTCGGACTGGGTGGCCCCTTGCATGGTCAGCGTGGTGGCCGGCGCGGACAAGTGGGTTGTCGCTCACTCCGACTGCCGGTTTGCCCTGGAGGGGATGCCCGACGGGTGCATCGACGCGGTGGTCACCGATCCGCCCTACGCGCTCAAGTTCATGGGCAAGCGCTGGGACACGGGGGAGGCCGCGTTCGATCCGGCGTTCTGGACGGAGGTGCTTCGCGTGTGCAAGCCCGGCGCGCACCTGGTGGCGTTCGGGGGGAGTCGCACCTGGCACCGGCTGGCGGTGGCGATCGAGGATGCGGGGTGGGAGATCCGGGATTCGCTCGCATGGCTGCAGGGGCAGGGTTTTCCGAAGTCGCTCGACGTGAGCCAGGCGATTGACGCGAAAAACGGAGACAAGCGACCGATCGTGGGCCGCGCGAATGGCGCCGCGTCGTCGCTCACAAACTCGCTTGGGAGGTTCGCGCCGGAGTACGATACTACCTCTGCCGCCTCTGCCGCCTCTGCCGCCTCTGCCGCCTGGGATGGCTGGGGGACGTCGCTCAAGCCTGCGATCGAGCCGCTCGTGCTCGCACGGAAGCCGCTCGCCGGCACCGTCGCCACGAACGTACTCGCGCACGGCACGGGCGCGCTCAACATCGGCGCCTCCCGTCTCGCGCATCAGGAGGAGTGCCGGCTCCTGCCCGATCAGCACGGTGACAACGCGGGCACGTTCTACGCGCAGGGCGGCAGGCACAAGCCGACGCTGGAGTTGAAGCCCGACGGCCGCTGGCCCCCGAACGTCCTCCTCGGTCACCAGCCGGAGTGCCGCCGGGTGGGATCGAAGCGGGTGTCCGCAAGCGGCGGCGATGTTGCGGACCAGACACCACGTGAGAACGCTGTCTTCGGCGCTCTCGGCGCTGCGGCGGAGTGGTCCGCGCACGGCAACGGTGACGGGACGGAAGACATCGAAGCCTGGTCTTGCGCGCCGGGGTGCCCCGTCGCGCTCCTTGATGCGCAGAGCGGCGACTGCCCGGCTGGAGTCGCCGTCCAGCGCAACGGTGGCGGCAACAAAATCTGGGGCAGCCCCAACGGCCGGGGCCCGACTGCGGACGCGGGCTACACGGACACCGGCACGGCCTCGCGCTTCTTCCCCCAGTTCCAGGTCGAGTACGAGGC